GCTGTTAGCTCAGCTTCAAGTTTTGCCGCTTCGTCATACTTACCACTAGTGTTTAAGTTTCTAGTCTTGTTCCAAGCTTTATCCATCTGTTTAGCTGAATAAATCTTAGAACCGACCATACTCTTAGTAGCACTAGTACTAGCGGAACGATTTGGCGTTACCTGCTTCTCGATCTCAGATTGGCGATTACTCTTAGCTTGGTCAACAGGGTCAACACTTTCTCTAAATAACTTCACATAGTGAGCTACTGAGTCTGCATCGCCTCTATCAAACGCGCCTTGAGCTTGGTCTCTGCGTGGTCCCCTAGACATAGGGTCATACTCATTCAACCATGAAACCCAACGCTCGTCGTTGTCAAGTTGGTCAAACCCAGGAACTAAAACATTTAGTTTCTGCGCAAATCCCATCTCGCCAACTTGGTTATCGGTACTCGAGACCTGCTCACGCAGCTCTGCAATTACTTTTTCCTGTTGTTCAAAACGTCCATCATATTCTTGAGAGACTTCTTTCGCAACACGTCGTTGGAAATCAATTAAATCATCACCGTACTCTTCTCGATCAGCATCGGTTACATAACTAACTTTCTCTTTCGGTTTATCAGATTCAGCCTTCTTCACGTCTTCCATACCCTTCTGGATACTTCCTAACTGGTCCGTTAGCTCCCTAACCTGCTGGTGCAGTCTAGGTACTTCAGCATCATACTTACCTTTTAGGGTACTGTACTTCTGCTTAAATGCATCTGATACTCCGTCCGAAGTGTCAGCCGGCTTTACTTCTTCAACTACTGGTTCTTCCGTCGGTTGTTCTTCAGTTACTTCAACTTTGGTATCCTCAACGATTGCCAACCCTTCTTTCTTGGGTTTCTCGTCTTGGGCTAATTGTTTCTCTATTTCTTCAACTTCAGCAAGCTGTGCCTGCACTTGTTTTGGCAATGCCATTTTCTTCTCCTTAAAGCACCAACTCTGTTTTGCAGCGTCCTATTGGTATGCTGCTCCCGTTATGGTGTGCTTAACAAATACGCTATTTCTAGCGCTCCTATCATGCCTTGTGCGATTCTTCAACCACCTTTAGCAAATCTTCAAAAGCTTCTGCTCTGCCTTGCAAGCGGTGGATTAATCCCATTTCGCTTGCGTAGACTAGCTTCTGCTTTGCTCCATCCAATTCTTTCTGAAGAAGCTCTAACACCTTATCTGTTTCGGGACCTTTAAGCCGGGTTAGGGCCTGTTTCTCCTGTACTGACAGGGTGTTAATGTTTATCATTTATCTACATCATACCAAATAAAATATTAATGTGGTACCTATTTTATCGCCCGTTAGGTTTAGAGCTAAAATTGTTGTCTTGGCGACCACCCATCTCCGTACCGTCTTCCTGTAAGTTAGCTGCTTGCTCTGCTGCCATCTGCTGCTGCATCATTTCTTGCTGCTGCTGTTGCTGCATCGCTTGCTGTTTTTGGATGTCCTCACGAGACGGCACAAGCCTGTCAATATTGGTATTGAGATTTCCAGCGAGGTCGCGTAATAGTTCAGCCGTTCCCGGTAAGCCAACAATTTGCTGTGCAACAGGGCTTTCCAGTACCAGACGTAAGAACTCAGTTTTACGAACAGCTTCAGCTTCTTTAACGACAAGAGACGTTGCGCCTCGTGCGATAATTTGTACATCTCCAATTAGCTCCGGGTCTTGTGAGTAACGTAAGTTTCTCTGGTACTGTCGCTCAAGCATCGGGTTAAGCACATCGTGGTCGATGTTACCGATTACCTGCTTAATACTCTTACCTGCGTTAGAAATTAACATAGACAGACCGGACGACGTACGACCTGCACCTGGGACATGCTGTCCCGTCATATATTTAGGAATACCTGTGATATCATCGGCGATATCCATAAAGCGGTCAAACACTGCCAAAAGCTCGGAAGCATTTGACTGTGGTTGGAAAAAGTTTATCGGTTGAGACGCATCTCCGTACTCAGACTGCTGGAACTGCCAAATCTTCCAAGGGTACATCTGTGTGATGTCTTCCCCTGCTGGTAGGCGACTTACATTAATTCCTACTTGAGGACCAGAAGAAATACCCATGTTGTTAGATAGCGCTCTTGCCGCAGCGTTACACATGTTCTGTGCGTCCATACATAAGTCTGAAACACCGTTACCGTCGATACGTCCTGGGACCTTCTCGAACGACGTGGTGTAATATGGTTTACGACCGATTGGGTCATAGTTAAGTACAGCTTTAATAACTGTGTTGTCTACCATCCATACTTCACATGGGTATGACAGCTGAGGGTCTTCGATATCTTTCTCATCTAAGCCCCACTCTAGTAGCATCTTACCTGGGATAGAGTCCCACAGTTGAATCGCAGCTATTAAGTCTCCGTCTACTTCGTCGAAATCTTTACCTTCTAGTGCTTCAAACTCAGAGTCATCGCGGTCTAACCAGTCAAAACCGCCTGCACCGAAGTCCGACAACAACGAACGTACTGACGCCTCGTCGTACCCCTCGACGCCTATCATAGCCTCGACGTCTTCTCTAGTTAGGTGGTGGATTTCTACTACAGGCATGTTCTGGATGTCGTCACCCCACGGTGCCCAGTAGAATTTGTACGGGTCGACTCTTTCCCACTCGTCTCTAACGACTTCTGTAGTAATAAGTTCTCCGCCATCCCACTTCAACGTCTTACGTTTACGTGGAACGGGGCCCTTCAATACAGCATACGGATACGTAGCTACATCGTTAGTAAATTCAAATAATGCTTTTACGAAGCCGCCCTCTAGGAGCTGGTCTTCCATTTTCTTCTCCATGCGCTCAACACGTTTGTCAGCGTCGTGTTTCATCTCACGCATTGCAGTGTCTTTCATACCTGAGGCTAGCTGTTTTAAGCCTGCTTCATCTATGCCTTCACCACCCATCTCGTAAAACTGCTGCAAATTCTGCTGCATAATACCTTGTAGACGGTCAATTAATTCTGGTGGAACTTCTGGAATTGGAGTAGCGGAAATAGACCAAGGTTTGTCGTCACCTGTACCTAATAAGGTATCACGTAACCAAGCTGTAGCCGTACGACATTTCGTACTAACAATACCCATGAATAATTCTGAACCACCCTGTGCTTTAATTTCAGCTAGTTTCTCTGGGGCATACTCCATGTTACGAGCACGAGCAGTTTCAACTAAGCGAGGCTCAATCTCCTTCTTCTTGTGGTCGCGCATCGTAGTCCATCGTTTACGTGTGTGAGCAGCTAAACCTACTAAAAGGTCGCTTTGTTGTTTTTCTTCCGACTCACGTTTCGCTCTGGCTTCAATATCAGACGCACGTTCAACGGGGATTAGAGCAGCACCTAAAGACATAAATTCCTCTTTAACATAACAGTAATGCCTGTTATGTTATCATGCATTTTTCTAGGTGTCAAGTCCACCCAACTGAGGAAACTTTCGTTACCTCTCTACGACGTCCTTGGTTGGCTACCGAACCAAATACCTCACCACCATCAGCGTGTAAGCAGAGGTACTGAAACGCATCAGCAACATCAGACCATGGGTGTGACTTCTCTGGCTTCTCGTCTTTAATACCTTTCGTATTTATTTTGTACCTGTACTTACCAGCCAGCGCTTGAACCAACGATAAAGCGGAACCGGGGTCTATCATAAGCCCGTACTTACCCTCGACAACACGGGTCATGTATTTTTCTACTGCTGCCAGTCGTGCCGCTACCGAGTTAGTTTTCGCAGCTTTTATAGAAAATCCTTCAGCTCTATATATGTCAGCTACTGTTCTCTCATCTGTCTGCGCTCTCTGAAATGCTGCTGGGTCAATAATGATTAACGAGCTGCGTCCTGGAAATTTGTTAGCTAACAGAGGCTTGAGACGTTCTCTTACGAACCGTAGGGCGCCCATGTCTTCTGAAATTATCGAGTCGTAAATAACCAAGCGACCATCATATATTACCTGCCCGATTACAGCGGCTGGTGTCAGTCCTGCATCAATTCCAATAAGTAACGGAGACTCGCTGAACATAGGAACTATGTCTTCATTAGACGTGTGGTTCTGTCGGTCGAACGACTTGAACACTGGCTGCCCGGACAGTGACTTACCAAACTGAGCGTGTATGTACACCGCTATCCAGTCTTCAGTTTTACCCTTCGCTAAGTTATCGTAATAATCATCCGGGAGGAACTGTGTCCAGTCTGCTTCCGGTGCTAACCCTGATGGTTGTATTGTTACATGACAGTTGTCAGGCGGCTCACTAAGGAGGTCCTCCCAAAAGGTATCCTGGTCTGGAGGATTAGTCATCCCCCACAGGTGTGCGTTAGGTTTACCATCATCTGACTTACAACCCACCCCGTTCATCATCTTATCGGGGTAACGACCTAGTCGACCCTGTGCAGCGTTGAAGATGTCTGGGTGAATTTCTCTAAACTCGTCGAATATAAAAAAGGATGCCTGAAGAGACAACAGTCGACGTACGTCGTTCGCGTCATCTAGTCCCCTGAATAGTACTTCACACTCTATATCACCAACTTTTATAACGAATTTGTATTCCGTCTTCAGGAAACTACCCATAATGCCATCGGGTATCCACTTCATAAAGTCTGGTATGGATGTATCACGTAATTGCTCTCGCGTATTACGTACCCAAATGGCTCGAGAACGACGTATTCCATCCTTACACGGTGCCATTACGGCTGCGTGGTGTAGTATTTTCATAATACCGGCTGTCGTTTTAGTCGAACCAACGGGTCCTACTGCTAGCGCGATGAACTGTTCAGAGTAGAAAAAGTCATCTAGTGACTTAATTACCTCGAAATTTATCTCATGTGCAGGTGTTTGTGGGACTGTACTCATGCTTCGATGGTAGTTCCTTCGATAGTTATCGCTTCTTCACGGTCTTTAGCACGTGTTATGTTTATGATTACTTGGGGTCCGCCAGCTCCAACTACGTCTTTGCCATCAGGCTCAAGCTTACCCATCTTGTTCAACATCTTCTGGAACTCCAAGCGAGTGGCAGGATTAATAGTGGGGTTCTGCATGTGGCGGAATAGGTTATCCAAGTTAACTGCTCCCATAAGGCGGGCTAACGTTTCCATTTTTGCAGGGTCGTCCTCGATCATCTGCAGCTGGCCGCGAGAAAGTATGGAGGTGTGGGCGAACTCTGGGTCCGTAAGTTTATCTACTTGATTGCTCATGATGCCAAGTGTACCTGTATAAACAGGTGTTTGTCAATAATTAGACTATTTTAGCAGGTCGGATTTTTTTGGGGAAACTTTTTGTACGGGGTAGGTGTTATATGTGAGGTTCTTTTTGAACTACATAGTATTTTTAGGGGTTGTGCTATACGTAGTACATAAGCATGGGTGGGTACCCCCACCCCTCTGCGTTCCCTACCCCCCTATATGGACATTTTGCTATTAGTGTAAGAAGTGCTGACCCACCGCACTATAAAGAGATACCCTGCTCGGGTAGTGGATTGAGCGATATACAAGGCTTCGAGCGTGTATATCCACCTAAAAGCGACAAGCGATATTCGGTGTTAATGGATAATTGTGAACCGCTCAAGGGTTAAACAAATAGCAACGGGCTATGCTGAATTTACCCGTACCTATATAGCAAGTCGGTTAACCCGTCCCTGAAAGGTATCTCATAGAATAGTAAAAATATATGAGCTTGATTAAAAGATGCGAGTAGTGGCGTACTCAATGCTTTTAATTGTGAATACTAAGGTGCGACAATATAACGCATGAGAGTTGCGACTACGCCTTAGGACTAACCGACAAACTGAATATGGAATTGTGCCGACTACACGTGGCATGATTTCATTAAGTGCATGAGTAGTTGTGTGCTTAATGAAATCATGAGATTTCACTTTTAAATAATCCAAAGGAGTAATATATGTTAACTATCAAACAGTTAAACCAAAAGATTGCAGGTGTTAAAAAGTCTGCAACGTCAATCCGTGCTAACGTTCAAGTAATCCTATGCAAC